ACAGGATGATTTATTCATCCTCCAAGTAGATCACATGTGTGACTTTGTTGTTCAATCTGAATCTGTATTAATTGTAGATGATACAGCAGAAGGTGCTGATAAAAAACAAGAAACGGTTATGTTTCATGAATCTACTGAAGGTCAAATGGGCGGTTAAACTGCAGATGAAGGAGCATTTATGACATCAGATGTTATTGATGACTCATCATTACAGAATTTCCTTGCTCGACCTGTACGTATAGCTAATTTTACTTGGTTAGAAACTGATCCAAGTGGAGTTGATCTTCTGACACTCCAACCTTGGTCATCTTTCTTTAATGATCCACGTATAAAATTTAAGCTGAATAATTTTGGATTTATAAGATGTAATTTGCATGTTAAAATTTTGTTAAATGCTTCACCATTTTATTATGGAGCTATGTTAGCATCTTATCAACCATTGCATAATTTTAATCCTAAAGGTTATTTAACAGCAACCATTAATGATTTGATTTTTAAATCACAGCGTCCGCATGTTTATTTATTACCTCAAAAGAATGAGGGTGGTGAGATGCAATTGCCATATCTTAACCGGCAAAATTTCATTGCAATAAACGATCTTACTGATTTTGATGATATGGGTCAATTGCGTTTTACAACAGTTACACCATTACGTTCTGCTAATGGAACTGTTGGCACTGGTGTATCTATTCAAGTGTACGCCTGGGCAACAGATGTCAACTTATCAGCTTATACTACCTCTTTAGCTGCACAATCCAAAGAATGGTTTGTACAAGCTGATGAGTATGGTACTGGTCCAGTATCTGCGCCTGCTAGTTATGTCGCATCTATTGCGGGTAAACTTAAAAGTGTACCTATAATAGGGCGTTGGGCTACAGCCACTCAGATTGGTGCTAGTGCAGTTAGTGGTATAGCTAAACTTTTTGGTTTTACTAATGTACCAGTTATTGAAGATACTATGCCTTATAGACCAGCAGCTATGCCACAATTAGCTAGTGCTGAAATTGGTTATCCTGTCGAAAAATTAACATTGGATTCAAAGAATGAATTATCCGTAGATCCATCTATATTTGGGCTACCAAGTGAGGATGAATTAGCAATGGTTAATTTAGTAACTAAGGATTCTTACATTACACAATTTGTTTGGGATACATCAGCAACTGTTGATACTATTCTATTTCAGAGTAGAGTCACTCCTAATATGTTTAATACAACATCGGATGCAGTTAATACACCAGTCTTTTTTACACCCATGGCATATTTTGGTAAATGCTTTAAATATTGGCGTGGTGATTTGATTTTCCGTTTTGATTTTATGGTTTCTCCTTTTCATAAAGGTAGAGTAAAAATAAGTTTTGATCCTCAAGGTGATACTACTGATAATTTGATTACAGTTGCAAATTCTTCGCATATAGTTATCACAGAAATTATTGATTTGGCTGTGCATACATCTTTTGAAATGAGAATACCTTATCAACAAGCGTATCCATATTTGGAGATGCCTGCCACAAATCAAGTTGCTGATGTTCCATTTTCCACAACACCATCTTTTTCTTTCTTGCAGGGATCTGATAACGGAATGTTTACAGTGCGAGTTCTAAATATATTGACAGCTCCTGTTGCTACTTCGCCAATTAATGTGGTAGTATCAGTGAAAGCTGCTGATAATTTTGAATTTGCAGATCCTCGTAGATTTGATCCATCACTAACTCCTTTTGTTGTGCAATCAAAGGAGACACCAGTAGAACCATCTGTATCTTCCAATTTAACAGGTCTTGCTGTCGATATTGATACTAAACGAGCTTTAGTCAATTTTGGTGAAGCTGTTGTATCATTTAGACCTTTATGTAGGCGAAATAATTTCTCACATATTATAGCAACTAATGATAGAACCATTACTACTGATTTAGCAGCTGTTGAATATACCTTTCATAAGATGCCACCTTTTCCTGGATATGATCCGGCAGGTTTATACTCTGCTGCAAGACAACTAGCTGCTGGTGCCGCTCCATATAATTATGCGAGAATGTTACCATTGCAATGGGCTAGTTTATGTTTTGTAGCATATAGAGGATCTATACAGTGGCATTTTAATCCTAATATGCCTAATGCATCTATAAATCATTTTAGTGTTAATAGACGACCTGATATTACATCAGCGAGTAGTTTTAATATAACTGCTCAACCTCTTGGTTTAACCAAAAGTTCAGCGTCTTATGCGTATTTCTTTTATAATTCAGATACTACTGGTGGAACTGCTTTGACTAATACACTAGTGCAGACAGGCCTGCATGTACAATTTCCTAATTATACTAATTTTCTGTTTCAATCAACAGATCCTAGAAATTCTACTGCACCATCAAATGCTTATTCGCGCAAAGACGGATCTGCATATGATACTGCCGTTATGACTTTATTGTCAACAGCTCCCAAATTACTTTCTTCAGCTACAAGTCAAGCTGCTGTTGAAGTATTTTGTGGTGCTGGAACAGATTTTTCACTTCTGTTCTTTTTGAATTGTCCTGTAATGTACAAGTTCAATTCAAATCCAGCACCCAATTAGGTCAGTTATTTTTCTGACACCCATGCTATTATGGTTAAAA